TATACAAGACGCATTCGCGGAAATTACACTTCTCACAGAAGAGCCGGATTTGTCCACTCAGAAGAAGCAGAAGCCGAATTACGAAGAAGAGATCTTGAACATTTTCAAAAGTTCATTTTCAATCTTAACGTAAAAAGCATTCCAAAGTGGAAGTTAAAGAACAAATAGAGGATCTTGGCAAACAACTAAATGCCGAGATTAAAAAGGCGTTGGCTCTCTCCGAGCAAACAGACTCAAACAGCAAGAAGAAGTTTGAGGAAATAAACGCAAACATTGATCAGAAATTTTCTAAGTATGATGACCTGGTAAAGAAGCAACAGGAACACCTTGATGCACTTGAGACCAGGATAAAAAAAGGCGATCTTGACGCGAAAGCCGAGAGAGAAAAAACCTTTATCGACCATTTCAATGAGGGTATCAACGCAAAGCAGCTTGATGGAAGGTCTGTAGCGGAGAAATTAAAGCTCCTTAAAGACAGGAAAGAGGGTGTTAATTCTTTGAGCTTCGAAATGAAGGCTGCTGGTAACATGCTTATTGGTACAAACTACACCGGGTCTGTAGGGTTAACAACCTGGGACAACGACCTGTCAAGACCAGCGAGAAGGCAGCCATTCATGAGGCAATTGGTAACAACAAGGCCTATCAATTCTCTTTATGTGGCCTATGCTGAGTTGAAAAACAGGGATGGAGCAGCCGGAACAGTAGCGGAAGGTGTCAAAAAGCCACAAATTGATTTCGACTGGGTAGAGGCATCTAAAAAGGTAGAGAAGATTGCTGCATTCATCAAAACTTCAAAAGAAGCTCTAGATGATATTGTAGGTTTCAGATCTGAGATTAACACAGAGCTTGTAGACGCGGTAAATCTTAAGCTTGATGAACAGATTCTTTCTGGTGATGGTGTAACACCAAATCTTACAGGTATCCTTACCTACTTGACCTCTGCAATTTCAGTAGTAGGCACTCCATTTGCTACCGCGGTAGATTCTCCTAACAATTTTGATGTAATCAGGGTTGCGGCTGCTATTGTTCAAAACAGCTTCTTTAATCCAAATTATGCAGTAATGCACCCATATGACTTAGCGTCTATGGAATTGGTTAAAGATGCTAATGGGCAATATGTATTGCCTCCTTTCAGCACTGCAAATGGTGCCGTTATCGCTGGGGTAAGAGTGGTTGCTAACCAGGGTATGACACTAGGAAACTTCCTTGTTGGTGATTTCTCAAAGGATACTTTAGGTATCAGAGAGGAAATAAACATCCAGGTAGGGTACGAAAACGATGACTTCACAAAGAACTTGGTAACAATTCTTGCTGAAATGAGAGCGGTTAACTACATCAAGTCTAACAACTTGGGAGCATTCACAAGAGGTACTTTCTCAACAGTTAAAACAGCTATCACAGCTCCATAATTATGGCAAAGATAATCTATAAGGTAAACCATCACGGGAGTGATGGCTACCGTCTTGCCGGACAAGTAGAAGAAGTTTCCGACGCTGTCGCTAAAGGCCTGAAAAAGGCAAAGGTGGCTGACCTTGTAAAAGAGGAGAAGGAAGAAACTGAAGCTACTGGCAGGACAACAAAGGAAGATAAAGACGCAGACGCAGAAGAAAACAAGTAAGTGGAAGTAGTAGTAACAACTCCCCCATCTGAATTGCCTGTTACCCTGGAAGAGGCTAAAAAGTATTTAAAGATTGACTTCGACAACGAAGATCAATTAATTATTAGGCTTATCCAGTCTGTTACTGATGCTTCAGAAAAATATACAGGGTTGAGTTTCATTACTAAAACACTCACTGTTTATGGTGACAACTGGACTTGTGAAGAACTTCCTTACGGTCCTCATCAAAGTATTACATCGGTAGTTAGGGTGAATTACGATGACACAGAAACAGCCTTAACTCCTGATGAGTATTCTCAAACTGGGTTAAAATATCTGACTGTAAAATGTGGTAAGTCCTTCAAGATCTCAACGCCTTGGAGTGAAAGAAACAGGATGAAAATTACTTATGTTGCTGGTTTTGGCGATCAATCACAAGTTCCAGATGGAATAAAGGTCGCTATTTTAAAAGAGGTAGCGGAACTTTATGAAAACCGGGAAAATACCTTAGTAGGTACGATTGTCGCCGATTTGTCAACAACTAGTAAAACACTCTTATACCAATACAAAAGGAATGTGCTTGTATGAGAACGGGAAGCCTCTCGAAGAGGGTAAAGGTGATTCAAATAAACGCTGTGCCGGATGGTGCAGGAGGAACAACACCAAGCGAGACGGAAATACTGGAGACATGGGCAAGCATAACACCTGTAAAGGGGCAAAGAGCATTTCAATACAACCAGATAATTCAATCAACCTGGTATGATGTGCTTCTAAGATACAGGGAGGACACCACGATAACAAAAGACTTAATTCTTGATTACAATGGCAAGGAATTAATTCTTCACAGTGTGATTAATAAGGATGAGAGAAACAGGACTATACAGATAGTAGCTTACGAGAAAACATGATAAAGCTAAAGTTAGACGAGGCGCAATTAAGGCGAGCTTTGAATAATATCGACAAGTATTCTAAAGAAGTACAAGATGGTGTTGCAAAGCAGATTGCTAAGTCTACTCTAACTATAGAATCAAATGCTAAACGTAACGCTCCTGTTGATACTGGTCGGCTAAGATCTTCAATTGCAAGCGAGATAACAAGAACAAGAGGCGGCGTCGGTGTAGGTGTTAAATATGCTACATTTATCGAATTTGGCACCTACAAAATGGCAGCTAAGCCCTTTTTGTTTCCTGCCTGGAATATGGAAAGACCTAAGTTTATAGAATCGCTCAGAATCATTCTGAAGAAATGAAAGACACAGGACTAGCGCTAAGAACAGCGTACTACCAAGCCCTTGAGGGCAATGTAGAAATAGACGGCATAACAGTTCCTGTCTATGATGGGGCGCCCTCTGAAGCCGAGTTTCCTTATATACTGCTTTCAACTCAAGATTCAACCAGTGGGATCTCTATAAAAGATGATGACTGCTTCAATACTGATGATACGATTCTTTTGGACATTGTAACTGGTTTTCGAGGCAATACTGGGGGTAAAAAGCTGAGTGACTTAATCGCAAATGAAGTGCTTCAGATTGTACATCCCAAAATTACAATCGATGCAAAGGAAATAAGAACCTCCTTTGTTGCTAGCACCACTCTTGAGGAACAAACTGGCGAGAAAAAAATATTTAGAAGATTATTAAGATTTAGACACAACATTTTTCAATAATGGCAAAAACAACAGTTCCAGGAAAAGATTTTAAGTTGTACATAGAGAAGGGTGGGGATTTCATCATTTTCGGTTGCACAGACGATGCAACATTAAATATGGAGTCTGACACACTTACTGCCGCTTGCAAGGATGAAGAATTGGACGGGTGGGAATTCTCTGAGCAAGGTACAAAAAGATGGTCACTAGACTTTAGTGGACTCTATAGGATTATCAGTGGAGCAGATGTGGATACAAACTATTCTGCACTTGAATTATTTGATTTATTCAACTCAGGGGCATCCGCCAATGTTAGATTGGGGCCGTCAGACGTAGGAAGCAAACAATTTGCGGGGGCTGGGAAGCTATTTAATATGTCAATAGGAGCTCCAGCAGGCGATAATACTACTTTCTCAGGCACTCTAACAGGTCAAGGAGCACTTACAATTTATACAGTACCAGCATAACATGAGCAGAACAGGAATCGCATATAGGGTGCTGACAGTAGGATTTGATGAGAACGACGAGCCTATCAAAAAAAGGATAGGTTTCTCTTTCTCAATGAACTTCTGGAACGAGCTATGCAAACTTGAAGGGATTAGCATGTCTCAAGTAGGTGATCTTTTTAGTTCAGAGAGCAAAAGGATGTTCGAGACATATGGCAACGTACTGTATTCAGCCGCTCTCGCATACGCAGAAGTCAGAGACATCGAATTTAACATCAACAAAAAACTTACCGGGGAGTGGATTTGCGAAATGCCTCAAGAGGAATTTGACGACCTTATTAACGAGATGCTAAACACCCGGATATTCGGAAAAAACTTGATGGGCCGCAAGGAGGAGAGGGATCAGGCAGCAGCCTAGACTGGGAAGAGATCATTCAATTTGCCTTGGGGCCCTTAGAGTTAAAGCCGAACGAGTTTTGGAGGCTGACATGGGCCGACTTCTGTAGAATGTGTGAAGGCTATCAACAGCGACACGATCGAGAGTGGGAAATAGCCCGCTGGCAAGTTGCTGTTATACTTAACACAAAAAGAAAATCGGGTTCTCCTGCTATAAGGCCCAGTGACCTTATAGAGCTTTCCTTCGATAGAAAGACACAAAAGAGTGCTAAGATAAAAAGCATATACACACCCGAAGAATACGCAGACCTTAAAAAGAAATTAGGAATTGGCTGAAATCGCGGCATTATTAGTAAGTATCGGGGCAGATATTAAAGACCTGAAGTCCAAAATGGCCCAGGTTGAAAATACTGTAAAGAAAACATCTAGCAACCTCCAAAAAGAATTCGGAAAAAAATTAACAGATAGTATTTCGGGAGCTGTTGCAGGAGCCTTCGCGGTAGGCGCTCTTATTAATTTCGGAAAAGAGGTTATTGCTATAACGGCAGAGTTTCAAAAGTTTGAGGCTGTTTTAACTAATACACTGGGAAGCAATAGCGCTGCTCAAATAGCGATGCTCCAGTTACAGGACTTTGCTGCAAAAACTCCTTTCTCGGTAGCAGAATTAACAGAATCGTTTGTAAAATTAGCTAACCAAGGGTTTAAGCCGACAACGGATCAGTTGAGGTCCTTGGGAGACTTAGCGGCAAGCACAGGGAAGTCATTTAACCAACTTACTGAGGCTATAATAGACGCCCAAACTGGAGAGTTTGAAAGACTTAAAGAGTTCGGAATTAGGGCATCCAAGTCAGGCGACCAAGTTAAGTTTACCTTTAAAGGGGTAGAGCAGCAAGTAGACTTTACTAATGACTCTATTAGAAATTATATCCTTGGACTCGGAGATATAAAGGGGGTAAGTGGCGCGATGGGGGCTATTTCGGAAACTCTAGGCGGTAAGATTTCGAATCTGGGAGACTCATTTGATCAATTGTATGTAACAATAGGCAATCTAACCCAGGGTCCAATAGTCTGGTTTATTGATGGCGTTAACGATATGCTACAGGTAACGTCGAGGCTGTTAAAATCCCAATCGCAGCTAAACCAACAGAGTCACCTAAAGAAAATAGGACAAGAGGTTGAGGAGCTTTCAAATCGATACAATCAACTTGTAGAGGATGCAAAAAAGTATCAAAACCTTGATGAAGTTCAGGCAAAAACCGCCGCATACTATCAGTTAAGCCAGGAATTTCAAAATATAATCAAATTAAGAGAAAAAGAGCTTGATCTAATTTCAAAAGAACTAGACCTGGTTGACGATCCAACAGATAAACAGCTAGAGTCGCAAGCAAAAAGATTTGATGAAGCAAAAAAAGGATTAGAACTAGCTCAAGCTCAACTTGATGCTTTAGAAAAAATACGACAACCCAACACAGCAGGGCAAGAAAAAATATTAGGCCTTCTAGAGGAAGAAAGAAAGAAACTAAAGGAAGTAAAGGAGGCCAGGGAGACAGCAACCAGCGAAAAGGCTATTGCTGGATATAACCGACAAATAGAAGCAATACAGAAAACAATTGAGCGTCTTGAAAAATTAGGACAAACATATGGATTAATTGCCCAAACCGCCGATAAAATAGCGCAAGCTGAAGAAAAAAGACAACGGGCTACCACATTAGAGGGAGTTGGAAAGTATAATGATATCAAGAACGAACTTCAGGAGTATGCAGATTTACTTGATGAGGTGTCGATTAAAGAATTTAATCTATCAAAGATTGAAATTAAGCCGCTTATTTCCATTGGCTCTAGCGGTGTAGTTGTTGAGACTACAGCAGCAATTGAAATATTAAAAGAATATCAATCGGGACTGGACCTAGCAAGCAAACAAAACCAAGTGTTTGGCAGTTCATTTGACTTTGTCGGGGCCAAAATAAAGCTTCTTCAGGACGCAATAACCGCACTAATAGAGTCAGGGGCTTCGCCGCTTTCTCCCGTTATTACACAGCTTAACGATCAACTGAAACAGTTACAAGCAACTGTCACAAAGATGGTAATTGACATATCTGGACCCTTGTCTGACATGTTCACTTCGCTTGCAGAATCTTTCGGACAACTGGCAGTAGGAGCCGCAAACGTTGAGGATTTTGGGAAAACCATCATTATGGCAATGGCTGACTTTGTAAGCCAGTTGGGTAAAATGATGATCGCAACAGGTATTGCAAGGCTAGCATTAGAAAAGGTATTAGAAAACCCATACGGAGCAATTGCAGCGGGTGCCGCCTTGGTTGCGTTGGGGGCAGCTTCGAAAGCAATAATGAAAAGAGGGCCATCCTCTTCTTCGCCTTCTATACCCTCAGGCGCCCGCGCAGGCACATCAAACGCTGGATCAAGTTCGTCTTACTTTCAACCTCAGCCGGTGCAGGTATATGGAACGATCAAAGGAAGAGACATCGAAATATCAAGCTATAAAACAGACAATGCAAATAAAAGAATAGGTAGATAAAATGTTACATAAGCTAGGATTATTCAAAACAACAGATGCGACGCATCAATTCCAGCTAAGAGAATCAGGCTCTACCGAAGACATTATTGAGATATTCTGGGATGATACAACAGAGACAATTCGAGCTTGGTACTATACAAACCAAACCAATTACAACGCAGGGACAGGAGAAGAGGTGTTTTCCGAAACACCCGTAAAGTTTTCAGCAATTCCGCTTGCAACATACTCATCTTATAAATTTTGTGCCGGCACCACGCTAGTACAATTTGTTTCTTCATGGACGTTTCCGTTTTTCTTTAGGGAAAATACAGCTAACAGTTACATTTGTTCTCAAGTTGTTTGCGACTTGATTTTTCAGGGAGCACCGATTATAACCCCAGCACCTTCTGAAAATAGCACAGGAAGAGTACAGCTGGTAGCAACAAGTTCCAACGGACCCATTCAATACAGCCCTGGGCCTTTTACTTACGGTTATGGGTTTCCAACTGGTGATTTTTTATTATCACCAGGTGACCACACGATTTACGCTATAGATGAAGCAGGTTGTTATGAGTTTATTACGATCACTATACCCATACAAACTGGCATAGAATTATATGGAATCAAATATTTTGCTTCCTATAAAAACCTATTGGGCGATACTACCCGAATCGAAATACTAGAAAAAGGCTATAGTGGCGATTCCGCAGAGCTGGTAACAGTATTGGAAGAAGGTGGAGAAGAGAAAAACGAATTAGCATCCTCTCCATTTGTTGCAAGCTGGGGCAAGAATGGAGATTTGAAACAAGAGCCTATAAAACCCAGTGAAGCAACGATTAAACTAATATCTTACACAGATTACAATTTCCTGGAATTCTATACAAACGAAACAAGATTCTACCAAGTAAGAGTAAAAAGAGGTGGCGAAGATGGGGAAATATTGTGGTGGGGCTATGTCCTTCCAGAATTGTACGGAGAACCTTATATTCACCCTCCTTACTATGTGGATCTGGTTTGTAACGACGGATTAGGCGACCTGAAAAATATACCGTTTGCTATTGTCAATCAGCTTTTTGAAACACAAAGTCCTTATTCAGGACGATGGACGCACTTACAGGTGGTCGTGGAAATACTTAAGAAAATAGACAATATCCTCCCTATCTATACTGCCATCAACACCATTGAAGAAAATATGGATTATGAGGATGTGCCTAATATTTTAAAATACACTTTTGAAACAGATGTAGACGAAGTTTTCCCCAACGAGCTAGAGGAGGGAGTAAAATACATTTTTAATATTAAGAATAATCTTAATATAGGAATTTACTATGGGTCTGAGCTTATTTATAACGGCGCACCAGCATCGACTGGATTGGTCAATGGTGATTTTTCTGACGGTTTAAATGGTTGGAGTCAATCACAAAACGGCTTTGCAAGTGAAGAATGGGGGTGGACTACTACGACATCCCCGTTTTGGGATAAGGCCGCGCTGATAAATACAAGCTCTCCGAAAACAAACTATTTATTCCAAGCATTTAACTTTACCGCAGGTGAAGAATATACTCTAAACCTATCTGCTTTTAGGGAGACCTGGGCGCATATCGATTCTAGGTATAGAATTAAAGTACTTATTGGTATTCCTGGGAATGGGCAGGAAGTTTACGATTCTGGATTGCTTTCTTACCTAGATCCACAGGAAATTGAAATTTCAACCACGTTCACTCCTATTCAAACCTATGGATTTATTTATCTGTGGATGGAATTTAGCATGGCAGATGGGGCGTATGGGCAGTTTCTATTGGATGCTGTTTCAATGGAAGGTGAGCCATCAAGCACTGGAGAAGCCACATTTGAATACACTCCATCGGTTTCACACGAAGACATTACAATTGACGTCATAGGGGGCAGTGGAACTACTGTAGAAATCTACGAATCCATCCAGGACGTCTTTAACCAGGTTTATGTTGATACCGCTAACTATAGCGGAATGAACTGCTTTGATGTACTACAAGAGCAACTTAAGCTATATGGTGCTAGAATGTATCAGGCTTTCGGAGCATGGCATATTATACGATTTGATCAGCAAAACAAAGAATATCTAAGAAATAAATATGACAAAGATGGGGTGTTTGTCGAGTCTGAATACTTTAATCCGATTCGAAACATAAAACATCCCAGCGCTGACAATAAAGATATCTGGATTTTAAATAACATGATGCTTGAAATAAAGCCAGGCTACAGAAGCCAAAGCGTTATTCAGCAGCTTGGGTATGTTGAAAATCTTATAACAGGTGGCGATTTTCCATTAAGTGAGTTTAATAGCGATGGAGGATTGAAGCACTTTATTTCTCAGTCTTCCCAAGGAACGCCACCTATTTTTTACGAGCAAGTTCAAATATCGGAGAATAACTACGGCGTAAGTTTCAAGAATAGCCTTAACAACTTCGACGTATATAAGGCAAAAGCACTCCTAACCGAAATTGTAAAATTCAATAGTTACGCCTCCAAAGGGTCGTTCCCCGGAATAGGACAAGCTAAAACAGTATACATAGATGAAGCAAGAAATGAGTTTTGGCTATGGAATACGACAAGCAACAGTTATGTAATCTCGCTATATGAAGACGAGCGACTTCCTAGTGGTATAGGCGAAAATGACTTTGTATTGGTGAATTCTTCTGACCCTGAAATAACAGGGCTTTACCAAGTGCATGCTAGCGAGCCATGGACGCGCTATGTATCGATCTATTACATAGGTCCCTCATTTGGAAACTTCATTTTAATAGGCGGCACTTATTATAAGATCATCAGAACTCCCAAGAGCGACGGAGATACTAGTCCGTATGATATGACAATACAGACTGCTGGTGAATCTGAGTTGACTTTTACTAAAGAAGAAAGAGATTTTCTTCAAAATAATCCGGTAAATATTGAGGTTGAAGAAGGCGATATTGTGTTGATAAGGATTAAAAAGAAGTACATACAGCCTAGTAAAAAAGGAGTTCCTGTTTACTTAGGATTTGAGATAAAATTAGGTAATTCTTACCTATATGATGACTACACCTTTAAGAGCTTTTACAATCACATCGAAATTCCAATATCAGATGAGAAAGATTTTTCTGACATCGAAATTCCAATATCAATAACAACTGATCAGGTTGGTGACTTGACAGTCAAGACCTGGTTTTATTACCACGGATTGGTAGATTTTATAAACATTGATGTATTGACAGGTGAGGTCCAAGATACCAAATTCACTTTTCCCAATCTGGTACTAGATTCGATTGCGGCTATTTATCTGCCTCAAGGTTCTTATCCTCCGACAGAAAGAACACAGCAATTGAATAACTCTAAAAAATTCAATGAGATACCTGATGCAATTGAAGTGATGCATGGGGATTCGCCGGAAGTTTTGAATAGGGATAAAATATACTCATGGTACTTGACCTTAAAAGACGGAACACTTACTAAAAAATGGCATCGAAAAGGCTTTTTTGAAAGCAAAAATTTACTTAAATTACTACTTGAAATAATACTATCTAATAATTTAAATAACAATGAGTTAATAACTGGAAATATTAGGAATTTATTAAGTCTAAATGATGTAATGTTTGATCCTAATAATCCAGACCGATTGTTTATGATGAACTTCTTAGAATGGGATGAAATGGAGTACACTAGTAGTATAGAGATAGTTGAAATAAAAGGTTTGCCAGAAAATGAAGAAGCCGCTTTCAGTTATGGTTTTTCACTTGGATTTAAATCATGAACACAAGCACCTTTAAGTCTAAATGGAACAGCCGATTTGCTGATAACATCATAAGAGAAATTGAGGAATCCGATTTACGAGAGTTCGTAGAGGATATTGCCGACAATTTTTATAATGCTGATGACTTCACAGCACCTTCAGCAAGTTTTTCAAGCATAACGGGAAACGCTACAGACAATAGCTCAATCAATACACTGGCCGGGAATATTATTAATACAGTAAGGGGAGGGATAGGAGTTGATTATAATACTTTGAAAAAGCTTTATGATTATTTTACTTCAGTTACAGGCGCTTTACAAGAAGAAATTACAGCAATCTCAGGAGGTGATTCCACGACATGATATTTAACCAGGATATAAGTCCTTTTGATTTTGTAAATATCTCTTGCAGAAAGGGCGATGCTTTTGAGATGGCGTTTGAATATCTCAACGACGACGATTCAAACTTTGATTTTACAGGGTATACAGCAAAACTACAGGTAAGAAAAGGAGAGGGCACAACGGTAATAGAAGAGTTTTCCACGGAGGACGGTACAATTATTCTAGAACCAGGAAATATAACATTGACAAAAGAGACTCTTGCAGGCAATGCTGGAAATTATTTATATAATCTTCAGTTGACGCTAGGAACATCAAATAAAACGATTATTAGCGGTGAGTTTAAAATACTTCCTGACTTAACAACATGAAGCTAAGAGTTAAAACATCAGAAAAGCCAAAACTAAGAACCAGGCAAGGAGGAAGTGACGTAGGTTGTATTCTTATTTCATCAATAGATGGAGGCAAATCAGATACTATTTATAACCCTGTCTACGGACAATTAACTGGAGGAGAAAGCTAAATGGCAACAATCATAGTTCCTATTACAATACGAAAAGATACTTATGCTAATTGGAACACTAATAACCCCATCCCAAGAGAGGCCGAGTGGACTTATGAAACAGACTTTAAGAGAGTAAAAATAGGAGATGGCGCAACGGCCTACAACGATCTTCCATATTTCAATAGCGGGGGCGGTGGAAGTAGTACGGAATACTATCCTAATGAGGCAGCTTTAATTGCTGCCCATCCAACAGGAATAGCAGGACAGTTTGCTCTTGTTTCTGGACTAACCGACGTTACAATATGGGCTTGGGATCCTGTTGCGGAAGAATGGGTGGATACTGGTAATGTAGTAAGCTTTGTTTTGGACGATGCGCTAGATCCTACCAGCGAAAATGGGTTAAAAAACAAAAGAATTGCAGAAGAATTTGCCAAATATCTTAAGACAGATGGAACAATATCTAAGGCTCAAGTAACTGGACTGGTAGAAGAATTGCTTACCAAACTAGAAGAAGGAGACATTTATAATATAATATCTCCTATGCTTGAGCAGGGTTTCGGAATATCAATTCAGAAAACTGGAACAAAGTTTAAGTTTATAAACACTAATCCAGAAAACGGGGAAAATACAAATTGGGGATTTGTTGGGGGAGATATTGCGTTACAAGCAGACTTACAGGCGGCCCTGTCTGAAAGAGGAACTATAGCCACTTACCAAGAAATACCTTATAGTTCAGAAATTGAAATAGACTGCGAAGACGTAAGTCCAGTAAAAGTACGTGTAACGAACGTAACAGGCAATTTAGAAATTACGGATATATTCTCTTCACTTAATAAATCCGTCGAACTCACCATCGTCTTCGAACTTTCCGGCATATCTTCTGCTATTGTCACAGTACCTTCATATGTAACAGAAGGAGGAGCGGCGTTGACGGGTAATCAGTTTACTATTGACGGTGCAGTAGGTGAACATATAACGGTAGCTTTTGAAAAGAGGGGGAGTAATTGGGAGTTGTTTAGAAACAAGGGAGGAGAAGAAGGGGTAAGCTCCTTTGCAGATCTAGAAGGCGCTGCAAGGGATAATGCGGATCTGGCTGCGGAGTTGGATGCAGCAGAACAGAATGCAAAGGATTATGCAGATAGTGTCGTAGATGCCGCCGTTGTTGGCTTATATGACGACAGAGGAAATTACGATGCATCAGGTAACGTGTTCCCTTCATTAGGAGGTAGTGGTGAATCAGGTGCAATACTAAAAGGAGATATCTGGACGATATCAGCTGCAGGAACCTTGGGAGGAACGACGGTAATACCTGGTCAAACAGTAAGAGCATTGGTAGATACGCCCGGAGCCACTTCAAGTAATTGGGCGATAAGTGTTGGAACGTCATCTGTTACAAATACTGATGCGGTTTCTGAGGGTTCCACAAATAAGTATTTTACAGCTGCCAGAGTTTTAGCTACTGTACTAACAGGTTTTAGTACTCTTGTTGGTGGCACAGTGGTTTCTACTGATACTGTTTTAGAGGCATTCGGAAAGATTCAAAAGCAGATAAACGAAATTCTAGATTTTGTGAATTCTTTTTCGTTAAATGCTGCATATACTTCCACGGTTTTATTTGATAAGCTTGATTCGTGGCACGCAGAATATACCATGTCAGATGACATAAACTTTTCACTAGCTGGATCAGGACACCTTGCGCGCAGATGTATGAAAACATACACTATTACAGCGGACGGCGTCCACAAGATATTTTTCGGGCCTAATTTCGTCGTGAAAGCAGGTATTGAATCAGGCGATGTTCTAACAACTGGGACTTATAGAATACATATGCTGTGGAATGGAATAAACGAAGTTGATGTGTCGGTTCCTAATGCATTGGTAGTTCCCATTGACACCGTACCCCCTACAGTTTCTTCAGTTTCTATGTCCGACACTTGGGCGTATATCTCAAAAATTAACTATACACTAAGTGAAGCGGCTACATTATTTTGGGCGGCTTATCCTAGTGGAGACTCGCAACACACGGTGTCAGAGATAGAAGCAGGTACAGGAGCGGCAGCGTACGGAAGTTATACATCTGCTTCGGGTTCACAGGCTATTATATTAAATGGTCTAACACCAGGCACTTCGTACAAAATACACTACTTCGCGAAAGATACAGCCTTGAATTCAAGCGCATCTGCGATGACAAGTACAATTACAACAATGTCATCTATAAATTATGCTGCGCTTGGTTCTGTTCAATTAATACTAGACGATGCTGGACTTGCTATAAATACCACAAATAGCTACGGAACTGTTGATGTATCAGGTAACGTAACGCAATGGAATTCCTTAGCCCCAGGCCCAACCGGAAGAAACTTTGCAGTAAATGGGACAGGTGTAACTCTGGCAAGTGGCGTAAATTTCGGTGGCTCTGGATCATTAAGATGTACAGACCGTGCAAGTTTTAAATTCTTGCATTACAATGCATCTGGGTTGGGGTCATTAAAATGGACAATTCACGCTGTGGTTAAGTTCGCTGATTTGTCAGATCCCAATTACTCTGTAATGTTGTTGGGAAATAACGGTACATCTTCAGCGAATATTGGAGTTCAAATTGGCTATGCAGATAACGGCTCGAATGCTGACAACGCCTTAACTGTACTGATATCAAATGGAGGTAACGTGGTGCATCGATCTTTTGTGGTAGGGTCTCCTGATGTATATAACAACAGTGTCATTACGCCAAATCAAATGCTCGTGTTCTCACTTGATTTTGATGGGAGCAGGTCTGTTACCAATAGGCTCACACTTAAGATTAACGGACTTACTCAAAATTTATCAAGCCAATCAACAGCCTCAAGTTCACTTAATAGTGGAAACTCTACTTATGACTTAGAGCTATCGGCGGGTGGTAACGCCGCTTTACGAAGCAAGTCAGTAATTAGAACATTGATTTTACAGGATACCGTAGACTCTGGCTCAACATCGAATTACTTTATTCGGGAACTAATGGGAAAATACGCACTATGATACCCTATGCTGCTTTTGTTAATACTGGAGTATCTAGCGGCACACCCGGATCAGGTGTGACGGTTGATGAAACAAAAACCTACACACTTATAGATACATTAAGTGAAAGCACTTACTATTTAAGTACCTGCCTTGATCAAAGCCCGTTGGACGAAAATATATTGTTACAGGTCTTCACGCGGTGGAGTTCTGCCGGTCATAAATTTTCAGAAAACAGTACGATTGGATTTAGGAAATCTACAGACAAGGGTTTAACATGGGGAACTCCCGGCACGGCTTACAACCCTGCGGGAAATCTTGGAATTATAGATATGGGGGGAGGATTTGGCCCTAATAACAAATGGCATGGTTTTGCTGATCAGCATTTAGGGGATGGTTCCGGTAACAATATTAGCACTACCCCTACTTTAATATATTTTACAACGTCTGACTACGGAGACAACTGGACGATTACAGATATTTCCTCAATTCTTCCAGGAGACGATAAAACAGTTATGAGAACTTATGGCAATCTCATCGCTAATAACGGGGTGCTGATGTCTTCAATGTACATGACTAAATCAGATTTTACGTCTACTTCGATATATCTCATAAGAAGTACAGACGACGGTGCAACACGGTCTCTTGTTAATGTATACACAGGAACTACTTACATCAATGAAGGCACAATGATCAATCTCGGCGATGATGAACTGTTGTTGATTGCAAGAAATGAATCAACAAAAGAATGGAATCAGTTTAGGAGTTCTGATAACGGTTTAACATGGACAAATCAAGGCAATTTGTCTTTAGGAGAATCGTTTAGCGCTGCAAGTCCTGGTAAGCTAGTTAAGTTCCTGATAGAAGACACACCAGTAATTGCATTTTATTACCCAAATAGAGGTAGTAATCCAAGATTGCTAAAGGTTGTCTACGCTAAGGCTTCTGATATTATTGCAAGTGGTATTGCGGGGTGGAATCTTTCTACCAAAACGATAATTAATAATAGTTCGACATATTGGCACTACGGTGATGTATGTCACTACAACAATAATTTTAATGCAATTGGATCTTACGCAAAGGAAGGAGGAACTGCTTTCGTAGCAAATTCACTTCTTACTTTTCATATGCCATCAACTCATTATCTGACAGTAAAAACGGCGCTAGGTATTTAGATATTCTTTTGCCCAGCTTTATGAATTGTCTTTCGATTAAAAAATAGGAGATAGCAGAGCAAGCAAGTGTAATGATAGCGCAAATCGCTAAAAGTGCAATTCCTGATAAGTAGGGTTTGAGGGCAAAGTAAATTATGGGGTGAATAAGATAGAGAGAATAAGATATTTCACCTAAAAAAGACAGAGGTGGTATTTTGATAGAAGGTAGTTTGTAAACAGACAAGCAAATTAAAAAACAGATGGAAGTAAAAAATAGTCTATTCCAGTCGGTAACGAGAGCAATGATATTGCCTGAGGCCGGAATAAGCACAAACAAAGCAAGGGACACGAGGAGAACTGGAAGGGAGTATTTGGATTTTCTTATAAACCCAATTAAAAATCCTCCAAGAAAAAGGAAAACTTGATTTATAGGATTAATGTAACTCTTCCATTGATCAGCAAGCGGAAGAGTTTCTGATAGCTCAAAGAAAGCAAATACTATATATAATGATAAGAAAAACAGGACTACAATCATAAAAGACTTTACATGTCTTTTAGAAGCGTAGACAAAAAGAGGGAAAAGAGCATAGAAAACAAGCTCGTTGCCAATAGACCAGGAGCCAGTAGCTATGTAATAATCCCACTTAATAAAGCCGAAAAGTCCAGTCATATTAAGTAATAATCTATAATAACCTGGGAATGAGCGGTGGACAAGAATAGTAAAGAAAATAACGATCCAAAGGAGTGGGAATATTCGAAAAACTCTTTTTATGCCAAAATCAACAATGTCAAATAGAGATGGAATCATTTTATCATAATAGACATGAAACAGGGTTAGACCGCTTAGTACGTAGAACACTGAAACTCCATACACTCCAACTCTCGCCATTGGGTCTTCTGACGAGTATTTTACTAATTCCCATCCTGTATAGTGGTAGATCATTATTAAAAAGGCTGCAATTCCTCTCAGATAATCAAGGTTATCAATTCTGTTTTTCAAAGTGGCGCGATTTAAAGGATTGCTAATTAACAAAAAAAGGAATAAACTCAAAAAACACCATGCTCAACTTCCTCCTATTCTCCAACACCCTAACCTTATGATACTATTCCTAATCTCCGATAAACGTACTCCAACAACGCCTCCGGCTATACCTGGGGTGAATACTCAATTAATGGTAAGGGGAACCTCGCAAGAGGTTGCTGAGTGGCAAAAGAGATGGAATAACATAGACGGAAAAGGAGTGTATCTTAATACAGGAGATACTGGAAGGACTGCTTCGCCTGGTGACAAGTCATTTATTTTGTCGTTTGCAAATGAACTACTAAATAACCCGACTATAGACACGTGGAAGACGCCAACAAAGTATGTTGTAACTAATCCGGATGGCACAAAATCAACACTTACTATTCCTCTGGGTGGACCAATTCCAAAAGGAGCCACATCACCTTTAGGTAATGGATTTCGGGTAATGCAAGCTGCTTTTGTATGGCTTATGGAAAAAGATTCAAACCCCACAAATGCGGCAAAATATCTTGCAGCAGCAAAAACCGCACTTGCTGATCAGATCAATAACGGGGCCGACATGCGGGATTCTGTATGGGTGAATGGAGTAATTCAGGACATCAATCCAGGTTTTGAAATGTGTATGATGTTTGACAGGTTCTTTGAAGCTTACGACATTATTAAAGGTGAATTAACATTAGGAGAAAGGACAGCCTATGACGCCTATTTTCACGCAGCCGCTCATTTTTGGACAAGAGAAGGAGATATTCAATTGGATCCAAAATTAACCGATCGATGGGGAGGTAATTTCAATGTACTGGTCGACAAAGTTCCAAGCGGTTGGTTTACTCACAAAAATGGGTATAGTATTCCAAAATTCTCCCTGCACTGGAACAACAGACGGAATCAGTTCTATCACTTAGGTTTAAAGGTAGGGCTTCACTTAAAGAGAACAAATGCAACCGGATACAATACAATAGAGGCAGATTCAATCTATCACGGACTTTCAAAAGCAAATTATCTTATCGAATCCGCAAAACTATTTATGAAAAACTGGCTAATGTTCCAGGTTTTCTCGGATGGTGTGATTTGTGAATACGAAAGAAACAGGGACATAGAAGAGAAGGGAACACATTATGCTGGTATATTGGTTACCACTATAGCTGACATGCTAGATAATCTGTACAGATCTGGTGAAAATATGTACAACTGGACCACCACTCTTGGGGTAACAACTTCATCTTCTTCAACGGCTTCAACCACACCCAAAACTTTCAAGCTTGCTTTCGACTGGTATATTAAAAGAATATATAGCGGGAAATATCCTTTGCTCTACGACTATTATAATCCTTCAGACGTCATTGATGGGGTTTCTTCAATCGACTTCTATGCGCACGATGTTGCGGCAGGAGCTATAATGGATAGATATTACAAGGATGACGATATTAAGAGACAAGTACTCAGAATAGCGCCTCAGACAACAACTCAGCGAGGTTCGTATCCTTTAAGAAGCAAAATTAACAGCAGTGGTTGGAATCCCTGGCAATCCGGTGCTGGAGGATATACCCCTGCCAGGTGCTTTATGTTTGTAGACAAGGACATGAACACAACTACCTTGCGAGATATTAATGTTTTTAATGTAACGAGATGATAGCCATCTATCTATATATCTGCTTTTTTCACACTGTATACGGGGTAATTAACGCTTACATATACGGGAGAAAGGGGGCTGAATCACTCAAGCGAGACGAGCACATTGATATTTTGGGGCTGATAGTCATTTTCTTGTTCTATCCATACCTCGTTAAAATGTTCGACCTGAACTATTATCAACTCAACTGGGGCACGGTTTGTGGAATCTTAGCAAGTCCTTTTTTCAAAGATGGGGCTTATTTCCAGGCCAGGCACTATATAGACGGGGCTTACAAAGGTTGGCTGGACGATTCTACTACCTCGACAGCAAAGATTAATTTCAAGATGCCTGCAAGGGTTCTCATGTTTGTTTGTTCTATAATGTTACTGTTTGTTCTATGATCAATAAAGTGCTATTCTGGGCTCTTCTCGCTATGATAGGAGCCTTAATAATTGGATTTGGAATTGGTGGACAGAGTGGAGGAAAATGGGCAGCAATGTGGATGGTTTTCATTGCCATTATTGGAACTGTTTACATCATCATTTATCAACGAAGAAATCAATGAAAAGTACAATTATAGATTATTATAATTAATTAATTTATAGCATTTTGTTTGTAAATTAGAGTATGAAAGAACTTGAAAATCTACAAAAAGACGCCGTTAAGATTCATGCTCAGGCTGAGAAAAAGAAAGAGGTGAAATTTTTGGGAAGTCAGCGGAAAATAAAGGGGTTAATCCTTTGGGAATTCGATTTAGAGACCAAGATTCTTCAGCCAGCGAGGTATAAAAGCCAAAGAGTAGTACTGTCAAAACAAAAAGGTATGTCTAAGACGCGACTTGAGGTAGATATAAAACAAAAGGGCTTGTATATCCAAGCATTAAACCGGGAAAACGCGGTAAGGAAGTTAAAAAAGAGGTTAAATATAATAATAGAGTAAAACATGATCACATCAAGGCAAGCGATAGCAAAGTACGGGGATCCTACAATTGATAATTTAAAGTGGGAAAGAAAAAACATGACAGTTCGCCAACTGAACTCTATCATTCATTTGTCAAATCCGGTTATTCCTGCTGCTATCTATGTGAACAAAGATTTTGCAAATGATGTGGATTTGTGGTTAACGGAGCTCCACACACAAGGATTGTTGCACGAAATAAAAACCTGGGATGGATGCTTTAATATTCGAAAGAAGCGCGGGATAAATGCTCTTTCAATGCATGCTTTTGGGCTTGCAGTGGATATTAACGCTGCCCATAATCCCTTAGGATTGACCAGAGAACAAGCTATTGCAAAAGGACTAAGACCATTTTCTCAGAGATTTATAGAAGTAAGCAGAGAATTTATGGAGTGTGGATGGGATTGGATTAAAAGGCCTGACGGAATGCATTATCAAAAGAAGAGCTTGGCATGATAAGAGGAGTTATTTTATTTATCCTATTACAAGCTCCTGTAAAAAATTCAACATGGGATACAGTATTAACACAAGCAGTAATAATAGCCGGAACAGCCCTTTTGATTTTGATTGTTCAGCATTTCGGCAAAAATATTTTAGGTCGATCAGAAGAGAGATTAAAGTTACTCGATGAAAGAATTACTCAAGGCGAAAAGGAGAGAGAGAAGCTAAGAGGGAATTTGACGGATCTTGAAAAAAAAATGATGGATAAGCATGGCGAAATCTCCTTAGCCTTGAATGACATTAAACATCAATATACTGAGCTGATGAGGGTTTTCCAGTCCGTAGAGGCTAGCAGTAAAGAGGAAAAAACTTACTTGAAAGAGCTCATAAAAATGTTTCAGGACAGAAAAGATTAATAAAATGAAAAGACTACATGCTGTTTGGATTTTATTAAAAAAAAGGTGGGTGTCCGCTTCGGGGTGGCTTTGGAGATTTATTATAAAACTCGGTGTGGTTTTTATGGCTTTCGGAGCCGGAATACTGCTTTCTGAAAAAATAGACATTTTGAATTTACCACAGCCAGCCATTGATATCGCAGGATACATGGTTGCGTTTGGGTTAGGTATCGCAGGAGTGGCAAAACTGACGACAAGTGATTTTGAACTAGCGAATAAAACGCCTGGTCAGATAGTTCAGGAGAAGAAAGCTGAAAAAATTCAGGCTCAGGAGGCAAGGGACAAGGAGATTATAGACAATATGATGAAGCCGAAGGAATGAGGTTGAGAATTGTAATAAGTATATTGATAGTATTTTGGGCGTTAGCGCTTTTGTCGTGCTCGCCAGCTAAAAGATTGGCAAAATTTATAGAAAAACACGGAGAATTATTTAGAACTGAAATCGACACAATATTCATTAAAGAACCTGTCGACAGCATAGGTATGATCGTTGAAACAGACTCCATTGAATTTGTTAAAAAGTTGGATCTGTATACACAGGTTGTTGATAGCTTAGAAAGGTTAACGCAGCGCCTGGATGAGGCAAGTTTACAAGACAGGAGAACCTTATTTGCAACAAAACAAAGACTAATGAAAGAACTATCAAAAGGATCTTTCAAGGCCACAGAAGGGCCTCTGATCGACCCAAACGGAAGATTTAATTTGATGGTCAGGTTCGATCCCGAAAACAAAACATTCTCTCTTCTGCCAGGCAGTGTTTTCAACGAACGGGTGATTACAAAGAAGGAATATATAACAGTCAGAGAAAAACCCACAACCTGGGAGATTGTTAAATTTTCTTGGTGGATGATACTAATAATAGTCGTTTTAATAATCGCACTGATAAAAAAATGATACTCAAAAACATCTTCGAAATAGATCCTAACACCTTCGGGACTGACGAATCAACATATTTTATTACAGGAAAAGGACATTGGGCGAAAGTTGCCGGAGCTTTTGTTAATATAGTGGTCGGCTCTACCTCATCAGGTGAAGCCATTCTGAAGTTTAGGGTAAGAACCGGGGGAGCAACTAACCCTACTGAGTACATAAGTACATACAAAATTGAAGTGAACGGTGTTGATATCCCCATGATTCTCGACACTACAAAGCCCAACGAAAAACGAACAGAATTTGGTGGATCTTACATTGGCTGGATCACAGGAAAAGCGAAGGTAAATGAAGGTGTAAATACATTTAAACTTGCATTAACAAGACAATTCGGAGGGATTGAAAACCTTGTCGAGGTACTAACGTCTGAAGGAGCCTATACAAAAGAACAGCTTGAGGCAGCAGTATTACAAGCTAAGATTAATACGTACACTCAAGAGCAGCAAGATGCAAAATACAACGAAGGGATTGCAGCCGGAAAGAAAATTCAGTTCGAGGCGGATGTAATTATAGTAGCAAAAAATTGGGAAGCAGAACAGGCGGTCATTATAAACCAAATGAAAGGCGTTAAAATGCTATAAGCATGAAAGATAAGGATGAAATAATCACGAACGGTAAGGCTGTTTTTTATACAATATTATGGCCCTCCTTTAGAAAAGCAGCTATTAATTGTGGCTGGGGACTAGCCCTTCATGGAAGCATTATTGGGATAAAAGAAACTAAATAAGAGTAGATCATATCTATTCCATTTAGAGGTTAAGTTTAATTGGAAAATGGCTTCTCAGACGAGGAGCCTTTTTTTTATTTTAAAAAATATTTGAATTATTTTCTCCTCATCCCTTGACATGCATTACGTAATTACGTTATTTGGGAAAGAGTTTTATAATTAAACAGTAAAACAAAGACAGATATGAAAACTGAATTAACTCCCGAAGTATTAGTTGTAATTTATAAAAGAGAAAATCAAGAGCTAGCCACTGAATTTTATAGAACACAAGCAATATTTGACGAATATGTGTTCGAATATGCCCAAGATATAGTTAAAAAGGATATTGAAGAAATTTCAGATGAAGAATTGATTCAATTGGCTTATGAATTTGTTGATAATAATTTGTTCGAATAATGGAGTTCCTAAAATCAAGGATGAAATAATCACGAACGGTAAGGCTGTTTTTTATACAATATTATGGCCCTCCTTTAGAAAAGCAGCTATTAATTGTGGCTGGGGACTAGCCCTTCATGGAAGCATTAT